ATCCCCAATATTCAAGGACTTCGTATTTCCGGCCTTTGTTAAACTCTCCCTTGTCAGTAGCGATGCCCTGAAGTTCCTGTTCCCACGGCTTGAAATTACAGTCACCGTCAGGGTTGGCGATAAGATACCTGTGAATTATCTCTGAATTGAAATCATCCCTGTCAGCCAGTTTGTAGACATCGTGCTTCGTCAAAACGTGACGGACAAAGAAGCCTTCGCACTGGTCTAACTCGGATACCGTCATGTCGGGATACCAGTCCCAAAGACGGATAAATTCAAGGTATGGCCTCGGAACCTTCTTTACGTCCAGTTTGTACCTGCGTTCTTCGGGATCGAACTTCCACTTTTTGACTTCCTTGTAAATGGCGGTTGGCCCCTTAACGATGCCAGTCCCAAGCTGAAGGCCGGAACGCAATGCTTTCTTTTTTATGTCTGCGTATTTCGTGTCTACAAGTTGGTCGTCAATCTCGACCTCCATCTTCTTGCAGGCTTCCTTGGCGTATTTGTTAAAGGCTTCCTGTATCTTGTCGTTGTCGGGTTCGGGAAACTGAGGTGGAAGGTCGGGGAAGGGCGGTGGCTGATTGGCCTGTATCGCCTGTAGGTTCTGCATCTTTGACGTTTCCCACTTGGTCATTTCTTCCGTCATCATCTGGTTAACGATCTCCTGCATGGCTTCAGGGGAAATCGTGGAATCGGGAGAAGGTTCAATGTCCCACGGCTTGCCAATGTCGGGATCTGTAATTTCGTGGAGCCTGGCTTCGATGGAAACGGTTTTAGACCTTGCTATCTTGGGGTATGCCTTGCTCCGAATCTTGCCTATTCTGGAAAGAACATCGGGGTCATAAACGCCGTTGAGCATCCGCAGGTCTTCAAGCCACTCCTGTTCTTTCGGTTCTCTGAGGGTTTCGTTTGTCTTGAACTTGGCCCTGAGCTTCCTTCCAAGGGCGGTAAGCTGCGGTTCGGTAAGTTCGGTCTTCCCGTTGTTGACGGGTAATTGTTCCGGCTTGAAGTCACTCGGCTGGTTCGCCATGATGTTCTATCCCCCTGAATTGTGATGATTGAAGTGACCTTTGCGCGTTGTTGGTGTGAAGTTTGTTAATTAATATCCCGCACTGCTGGCCGGAACGTGGTTTGTCCTGTTACGCTTTGTCGGAAGTGCGTTTGCGGCGGCGCGGTTGTGTTTCCAAAGGGTATAGAGGGCGGCATACTGAGCACTTTCCATAATGTGCGAATATGGATTCTTTTTATCTATTTCACCGTCATCTTTCCTGCGATAACCCCCATTAAAACCCTCTCTGGTCATTTGACAGTTAGGTGAAAGCAGATAAGCCGGTTGTGCTTTATCGATAAGGCGGGTAAGATAATATTCTAAACCAGCTATCCTTGGCATTGTCGCATTTGTATGGCACTCCTTAATCCAATGGAAACCGTGAGTTTTGAGTACCTTGTAACAATCGGATTCGTCTGTTTGGGCGCGAACCGAACCAGTGGGATCACCATAACCTACAACTGACATTCCACGGTACTTATCGTAAAGAAGAGGTTCAACGAGTTCGTTGATAAATCTTTCTGCACCCATTCCAGTACCCATAAGTTCGTCAAGCGTTACGAGTTGTCCCCTTGGGGTAAGTTGGTTTATGCTTAAAGCTGGATGAAGATAAAAGTCCCATCCGGTGACGATAGGAAGGTTTTTGTTGGGCTGTATCACGTTGGGAGCACAGTGTAGAGAATCACTGTAACTTGATTCGTATACGGGAGTACCGGACATTGTGAAGCCGTAATTACCGTGAATGTAAACGTTGATATATTCAGGAGATTTGCCTATGGCAAGATCTTGATAATACTTTTGCCCTCCACGAAGGTTTTCCAGGTTCTCCGCTTCCGGCGACAATCCGCTTGGTTGACGGAAAAATTCAAGGTTTGATGGTTTGTCCTCTTCAACGAGTTTATGAATCCAGTGTCCCTCATTTGGCGGGTTTGTGTCCATGATTATACCAGCCCAAGTACACCCGCCCCACTTTACAGGAGGCCACTGTCCAATACGTCCGTCTAATGCGTCCCAAATATCCTTGACAATCTCTCGACCCTCATTAACCCATACGCCCGTTACTTCAAGGGAAAGAAGATTTTTAACGTGGTCGGGTCTATCCAGCGCCCTGAAATTAAACTCGATGCGAACACCGGGAAATTTGTCGATGATATAGTCATGGTCTGCAACCTTGTGAACGCCGAATTGACCGGGAGGAAACCAATCGAAAACGGTTCGCATGGTCGTATCTTCGAGCATCCTGAAGGTGTTCCTGATGATGGCAAATCTGGTTTTTCTGATTCCATCCTTAACATCGGGAGCCTGTTGTTGACCTCTATAAATCAATTCCATGAGGCTTCCAGAACTCTTCCCTGACCGGAACGGCCCCATAATGATGCGATGACGGGCCGTTGAATGGGAAAAACGCCGGATTGTGGGTACACTATCGTAGCTGTAAAGTGAAGTACCCATTAATCGCGCCCTATTGTTTTGAAATTAGCAACGGCATCTTCGGGATTGACTTCGATGACCTTTTGGCTTGTAACGGGAGTATCCCTGCCTTGAAGGATGAAAACAACCTGATTCCCCGTCCCTTCACTCGTTCCCTTCTGATTCCTCAGTTCCTCAATCCTCAGCTTTGCGACAGTGATATCGAGAATACGCTTGGCTAATTGGCTAAGGTCTTTGATGACGGTACTGGCAAGATACGGGTCTTTCTCGATCCTCTCCCTGAAGGTCTTGTCCTGTTTCATCTCTTCGTAGTTCTTGAACATCTCCATGATGAACCCGTAGGCTTTATCTTCCATGTCGTCGGCTTTGGACTTTTTAAGGGTCGAGCCAAAAGGTCTGCCACGCTTCCTCTCAGGAAGAAAAGCCTTGGATACAGCAGGGATGGAAGGAGGACGGCCCATTATCTGTGAGTTCCCCTATCGTTTACAGCAAGGGCAGAATGGGGCCGCGTTTCATCGGACTTTCTTACGTTGCATAAGCCTTTAACTGTCATTCCACCCGCCTTGATATATAATTATTACCCATAATCTTATAAATACCCCCTTATCTCAACATTGTCAATGAAAAACACACAGAAGGTTGAAGGGACACGCAAGGGTGTTGCGCTAATTGAGCACTGGTTGACAGCTTGTTTACGACTTTAAAAACCGGATTAGGAGGTAAGTTGTTCACAGAACCACCCTTTCAACGTCCACGGGAACCCTGTCACGGACAATGACCTTCGCAAAACCGAGTTCCACCGGATCGTAACCCTTCAGTTCGCCGTAACCGCTTGTTTCGAGGTCGTCACCGTAGAGTTTCAGGAAGGAACCTGTATTGACGTACCACCTCTGGTCGGGATGAATATAGCTTGCGGTGGGATCTCCGGCGCCCATGTAGTGCTGTTTGGTCTTGCCGTTCTCTGTTGTCAGATAAAGCTCGCCCGTAGGTGGACAGACAAGGAGTTTGTGGGTATGGCCGATTGCTTGAATGATACAATCAGCACGCTTCCATTTCAGCCTCATCTTGAGGGCGGCCAGCATATTTGCCTTCCTCTGTTCGGCATCCTTGGCGTTTGAAGACAGGACACCGAAACCGTGAGAGGCAAATATCCGGTACATGAGGCCCCATCTGTCGTACACTTCAAAGACGGCGGTATATGTCCCGTAGGGAACGCCAAGCCCATTCGCCATGTATTCGCTAAGATTGCCGAACCGATGGAGTTTGTTTTCGTGATTGCCGCTAAGCCAGCCCTTGATCTTCTTCCTGACAGGTTTATAACGTTCAATGCTGCCGTCTGCCTGTTGCAGTGGAATGGAGGGGGCTTGGCTTGTCCGGTCAAATCGTTTATCATCGGTCATAATGGCTTCAATGGCATCGCCCATCTTGATAAGGTAATTATTCTTCTTCGCTGTCCAGCCCACAAGCTGTTCAAGGCCGTCATGGTGGCAAAGCAGGGAACCATCATGGTCGTCGCCTGACAAGCCCATTTCGTGGTTAGACGGCATGTTTTCTATGCGAATTATTCTC